TCCTCTGTTACGCCAGCCTTGCACCGTGTCTGTTTCCCAGATGCGTATACCTGTCCACACGAGTGTCAACAACGCAGCTAAGGAAGGCAGTACGCCAGCCAAGGCACCAACACCAGTTGCTACAGAAACTGTATCCATTACCTCTTTCATACCTTGATCTGCCATCCTTATGCACCTTTGATAATTACTGTCGTGCCGTAAATAATACTGGCTGTTACGACAGCGGCTATAGATACAAGAAAAGTGTCTAGTAGCATACGTTGTCTCTTGCGTTGCTTGTAGATAACTTCTTCTCTTTGTGCTTTAATCTTACGCCTCAGCATTATCATTTCTTGATAAGTCTCGACACCATAAGACCACACAATAAGTTCTCGTATCTGTTTCTCTTGCTCCTCTAGCTTTTTCTTAGCTATAACGCTGTTGAGTGCTTGTTGCTCTACGGTGTTACCATCAAATAACTTTTTAAATACACCGGGATTCTCAGCTTCTTTTTCTGCTTGTTTTATGTCAGACGCAAAGCTGTACCACTGCCCTAACTTCTGAGCAACGTGCTCAATCTCAGCACCTCTGTTTACTAGCGTCTGTACACCTTTGAAGGTTGTAGACGCCATAGCAATTAAAGAAAGAGGATCCATTCATTAGCTTACCAAGAAACACCAGTGCCAGACGTAGGTGTAGCAAGTTCAGCAATCTGCGCGTCAATAGCCGCCTCTGTAGCCTCCACTTGATCGTCACCTAGAGCCGCCTTAGCCCAGCCAACAGCCGTGTCTTCAGTAACATCAGCCCACTCAACAAATGACCCGCTAGGAGCCTCAAGCCCCACAGTGCCGTAAGATGAGCCAGAGTTATCTCCGTCCTCTTTAGAACAACGCCAGTGTACGGTGTTGACTACGTTAGTGTGTCCGTCTTGTGACACGGTGTAATCCATTGCGCCTACAGTCCATGTGTGTGCCATAGTTTATTCTCCTTTAAATTGCCGCAATAATAAATGCGAGTAGTTCTGAATAACGTACACCCATGCGGCTACGCTCTTCATTAGTTTCTTCGTCTGTCCAAGTGCTGTGGATAAACATTGCGTAGCGTCCAGCGTCTAAACCTTCAGCCTCAAATGCCGCCTGTAGGTCTTGTGCAATGATGCCAAAGTGAATGCGAGCGTCATCACCTTTTTCTTCAACAGCAGACTTCCAGCGGAACTTACGCAAGAGTCCTTTAGCCGCTACAGCAACGCGAGTCTCTGCTTCGGACAAGGCTTCAATGTCTTGCTTCTCGTTAGCGTCAGAGGTCTGGATAGTTCCGTTGGTGGCGTATACATCATCCCAACGATAACTAGCAATACCTAAGTCTCTAAGGTTATCGTTTGCAGAATAAAAACGAGAGTCATCCCACTGGTAACGATCATTTCCTTGAACCTGTAAATAGCCAGTAGTTGCTGATGAATTAACTTTGGTTGAACTCATAACGGCGCTAATGTTTACATTACCAGAGCTATCTATAACCATATTATCTGTTGAGGCTCCTGCACCAACTGAGTTAGTGCGAAACGCCAGTGAGGTAGAACCGCCAGAAGAATATGTACCTATGATTCCTTTGCCTGTGGTAGTGGTATAGTGAAGTTGAAGTCCGTTTACTGCACCCGTGTTATCAAATGCCGCAGTAGACCCAGAAAGCATAGTTTGACCGTTGCTATCAATACGCATACGCTCGGTGCCATCAACATCAAACCGCATGTAGCTAGATGCCTGAGTGTCTCCCTTATCAGCCTGAAGCAGCAGATTGCCACTAACATTTGCTACTTCGCAGTACCCGCCGTCTGTATCAGTTAGTCGTAGTTGAGGGGCGGCTGAAGCAACTTCAAGCTCTACGGCAGGCAAATCAGTACCAATACCTACCTTGCCAGAGCTATCAATACGCATAGCTTCAGCGCCATTGACGTATAGCCTCATGTAGTCGCCATCATGGTTGTATAATATTTGACCTTTGGCTGTAGCTCCGTCATTAAAGTTAATGTTGCCGTAGCTTGTTGTTGTTCCAGAGCGTATTTGTATTGCTGTATTGCCAGACGTTTCTACATGAAGCGGTGCGGCAGGACTCGCAGAACCAATACCAACATTCTCACTAGAATCAATCGTAATCGCAGTGCTTGTAGTATCGTCAATACCTGTGGAGGTGAACGTACCCGTAGTCAAACTAGTGGGGTTTGTACCAACCTCAATAACAGTACCGCTTGCGTTTTCTGTGTAGAGGCGCTTATTAGTTAAGTCCAGCGCAGGTTCACCCTGAACAAGATCACTTGCCGCTGGTGCGCCTGAACCGTTCTTTAGCTTAATTGTAGTCATTAATAAGTTCCTCCGTCAACAGTTGACAGTGTTGTAGAAATAGAAGTTGTACCAGAGCCAGTGACTGCACCGGACAGTGTGATCGTTTGGTTGCCTGTGAGATACCCAGCACTAGCGTGATTACCCCAGCCGTGTGCTGTATCAGCTTTAGTGCCTTGTGCAGCCGTAGCGTAATCAGCAGAACTAAACGCCTTTACTTGTGCAAGGTTAGTAACCTCAGAATCCATCAATGCACCAGCAGCAGCAACATTAGTTGCATCAGTCACGTCTGCACTAGCTTCAACACCGTCTAGCTTTGTACCATCTGCTGCAACGTCACGACCATCTACAGTACCACTAAGGCTTATGTTGCCTGTGATATTTACGTTACCTGTGCCAGTAACATCCTTACTGTTAAGGTCTAAGTTACCGCCTAACTGTGGTGTTGTGTCGCCTACTAGGTTTGGATTAATACTATCCCAAGCACTACCAGTGTAGATTCTAGTGCTGTTATCTGACGTATTAAAGTACCAATCACCTGTTGTTACTGCGTTACCGTTACCGTCTACAGTTGGGTTACTTGATTGTGCGCCTAAGTAAAGCCCGTCAATAGCGTCCTTAGCGGCTTCTGCGGCTGTTGCAGACGTAGCTGCTGCTGTAGCACTAGAGGCTGCTGCCGTTGCGCTGGAGGCCGCTGCAGTGGCGCTAGAGGCTGCATTGGTAGCCTGTGTAGTAGCTGTTGTTGCTTGTGTTGTTGCTGTGGTTGCGCTAGTAGCTGCATTAGTAGCACTTGTGCTGGCTTCACTGGCTTTAGTAGTAGCTGTAGTAGCCTGTGTTGTTGCTGTAGTAGCAGATGTAGCAGCAGACGTAGCAGATGTTGACGCAGCAGATGCTTGTGTTGTTGCTGTAGTAGCACTACCAGAAGCACTGGTTGCACTGGATGCTGCCGCAGTTGCACTGGAAGCCGCTGCTGTTGCGTTAGAAGCTACACCAGACTCACTAGCCGCAGCGTTGGTTGCACTGGTTGCTGCAGCAGTAGCCGATGCAGAAGCTTCGTTTGCTTTTGTAGTAGCAGTCTGGGCGTTCTGTGCTACCTGTGACGCATACGCATCCGTAGAGGCATCACCTGAACCACCGTCACCCCGAAAGATAGGCATAGACTACTCCTAAGAAAACAAACAAGGAAAGAAAAAGGGGCCATTGCTGACCCCCTAGAGTTTTACTCGTCAGCGACAGCGAGGATAAATCCTGCTTCGGGACGGTAAGTCTCAACACCGTACAGAGTGTCAGCCGTGTACAGAGTAGAGAGGTACTCTTGCTTGTACTGGGTCTGAGAACGTACAGCCATTTGCTCTGCCATTACGAGAGCGTCTTTGTGGAAGAACAAGCAACCACGGGTATCAAGAGATGAAGCACCGTTCTCACCACCTGTCTCAATTACGGGACAGTTGCTAGAAACGTATACGTCAACACCGTACAAGTTACCGATGAGTCCTGACTCAACACCACGACCACCTACAAAGTCAGAAGACACGTAGCGCTCAATGCCCATGATTGACTTACGTGACGCAGGAGGAATAACAAGACATCTGCCATCCATAGGTACGTCAGCGTCATCCATCAGCTTGATAGCTTCGCGGAATCCAAGATCCGTAAAGTTGTCGCCTGTAGCTACAGTATCCACTGCATAGGTAGAAATACCAGTAGCAGCGTTAAAGTAGTAGCTGTTGCTGTTTACCCAGTTAGCACCAGTAGCAGCAGGAGACTGAGTACGAGTACCGTCGCCAAAGCCAGTAGCAGCGTTGATGAGGTCAGTGTCTACCTTCAGAGCA